TTGGGAGACCAATCATGGTGGGGAATATTTTGCAGCGGGTGTTGGCGGTTCTATCACAGGACGAGGGGCGGACTTACTTATTATCGATGACCCACATACGGAACAAGATTCATTGTCCGATACAGCTATGGAACGTGCTTACGAATGGTACAGTTCAGGACCCAGACAACGTTTACAACCCGGTGGCCGTATTCTTGTAGTCATGACTCGTTGGGCTACTGACGATTTAACAGGACGCCTGGTGAAGGCTCAATCAGAAATAAAAGCAGATCAGTGGGATGTAATTTCTTTCCCTGCAATTATGCCAAATGATAAACCTGTGTGGCCTGAGTATTGGAGTAAAGAAGATCTCGATGGTGTTAAAGCATCAATCTCGACAAAAAATTGGAATGCCCAATATATGCAGGACCCAACTTCAGAAGAGGGTGCAATTATAAAAAGGGATTGGTGGCAGAACTATGAAGATGAAAAACTTCCTAAACTGCTTCATGTAATACAATCCTATGATACTGCATTTTCAAAAAAAGAAACTGCAGACTATTCTGCTATTACTACCTGGGGAGTATTTGAACCTGTAGAGGGTTATGAAAAAGCAATTATATTATTAGATGCTATGAAAGGAAGATATGATTTTCCAGATTTAAAAAATGTAGCTTTAGAACAATATCATTACTGGGAACCTGAAACTGTTATCATCGAGGCAAAAGCCAGTGGTCAACCATTAATACACGAATTAAGAAGAGCAGGTATACCTGTGATTGATTTTGTACCTGCAAGAGGTAGAGATAAGCATACACGAATAAATAGCTGTGCACCTGTATTTGAGTCTGGTATGGTATATGCACCTACAGACGAACACTGGGCACAGGAGGTAATTGAAGAATGTGCTGCATTTCCTAATGGACAATACGATGACTATGTTGATTCCATGACCCAAGCTGTGTTAAGATATCGGCAAGGTGGATTTGTAAGTACCTATTCTGATGATTGGGACGAACCATCCATGAAACTTGAAAAAGAGTATAAATATTATTAGGAGATTTTATGAGTCCAAAACAAAAAAAGATAGCTGCAAAAGCTCCACCACCAAATAAAATTGATGAAAAAGATTTCGCTGTGCTTAGAGCAGAAAAAGCAAAAGGCAGAGGCATGGGTTTACAAGATGAGAAAGTAAAACCCGGTAAAGTTATGAAAGCTAAAAGAGGAACAGGTGTTCTTGCAGAAAAAGGAAAAAGCAACACTTTCTCAGGGTATTCAAAACCATTTGAAGGTCCTCAACACAAAGGTAGAGTTGCAACAATTGCTGGTGTTAAACCAAATTCTAAAATTAAAAAAGGAATAAAATCAGCTTCTAAATCTCTTGTTGGTAAAGCTGGAAGAGTAGGTGCTGTGGGAGCAGCATTAGCTGCAACAGCAGTAGGAGCAAAAAAATTAATCGACAAAATTAAAGAAAAGAAAAATAAAAAAATGGGTGGTGGTATGATGAACAAACCTATGGGTTATACTCTTGGAGGAGCTGGTAAAGCATCAACAGGAAAAAAAGATTTACAAAGAAAATCACCTACTAGAGGTCAAGCAGCTGCTAGGCAAAAGAAAAATAAATTAAGTTTAGGACAGACACAATACAAAACTTATACAAAAGAACTAGATACTCAATTTGATAAAGCAGAGAGACTTCAAAAAAATTATAAGGGGGCTTCACCAACTATAAAAGCAAATTTAGAAAAAAAATTTAGAAAATCTCCTTTATTTAGAACTAATGAAATAGTCTCCTCTTCTAGAAGAGACGCTTCAAAAACTTTTCTTAATGTCGGCGGCATGATGCAAAAACCTATGGGTTACAAAAAAGGCGTAATGGTTATGGCTCGTGGTTGCAAACTCGGTAGAAAAAAAGCTACTAAAATTACATAGGAGGGACCATGTCCCTTAGGAGTTTATTAAACCTGGGGAAGGAATTACTTAAGGCTAAAAAACCTTCAGCAACACCGACCACCGGACAACAGACAAAACAAATAACCTATACTCCTCAACCTTCACAACAACAGGCTAAGGATTTAGTTAAACAAGAATTAAGAAATCCTCCAGTAGTTTTAAAAAAAACTAAACCTTTACAAATGGGTGATGAGATGGCCCCTGCTTTTGGTTCGTCAACATACGATTGGGCTATGAGAATGGGTAGAGGTCAATACACAGCTGATGAATGGTTGAATCATTTAACTTCTACAAGAAAAGTAAATTTTAAAATATTTGGTAAACCTGCAACTAAAACCATTAGGGAACAAAAAAGATTTAAATATGATTCAGGACCCTTTGCTGGTAAAGAAGTAAATGTATCCAAAGAAGAATTATTTGATTCTAATTTAGCAGTATTCAATGAACTCGGAGATCTAACAGGTGGACTGTTATTTGCAGCCAAAAAGTTTGGTCTGAAACTTGATGCTAATCAAGTAGGAGCAATGTTAAAATTAAATCCTATTAACAGATTAAAACCTATAGAGCTTGGTGTTACTAAAGGTGCACAAGAAGCCTTTGATACATCTTTAAAAAATGCAAGAAATGTTGTGCAGGATTTACAAGTAAAATACAAAGATAACATGACTTACAAACAAATGCTTGACGATGTGCAATATTATTTAAAAAATGAAGGAGGAATACCAAGCGGTGGTCAAGTATCTGAATTAACTAAAGCAGCAAAAAAGATTGGTGTTGAATTGCCTTTAGATGAAAGAAAAGTTTTAAATAAAGTTATTGGAGATGTAAATTCAAAAGTTGCTCCATTAAAAGCAAGTAAAACAAGATACGGTAATGAAAGTAATTACACGTTACAAGGTGGTAAAGATTACAGAGAAACAATTTTTACTTTACCTGAAGATATTGTAACAAACACCAGTCCAAGAAATAAAGGCGGTCACTTTACTGAAGTTATAGGAGATACAAATAATATTTATCATATTAGATACGATACAAGGTTCACACCAGATGGTAAAAAAGTTTTTATGATTAATGAAATACAATCTGATGTAAACCAAAGTATTGCAAAATCTTTATCAAAAGCACAACAATTATCTGGTGAAGCTAGACTAAATCCTTTCAATGCAGATTTAGAATTAAATTTATTAGTTAATCAACGTGGTAAAATGTTGAAAGATTTAGATGATGCAATTACTAATAATGAATTTGGTAGAGTAAATGCAGTGAGTGCATCCTTGAAAGATGTTAACAATAAATTAAGAAGATTGACAACTAGGAATGAATATAGTGATAACGTAAAAGATTATTATCCAATGGTAGAAGCTGATTCATATGGAGACCATGCAGTAAAATATTTGATGCAGAAAGCTGCACGAGAAAATGTTGATTACGTAGCCGTTGCCCCGTTTGACAAAGTAAGTTTTAGACAAGGATACAAAGCGGGTAATGAAAGATTTTATGGTTATGCTAATGGTAAGGGAATAGGTAAAAAAGGAAAAGCAGTTCTTCCAGATGTAATGTCTAAAAATGCTAGATTCTATGGATCAAAAGCAGGACCTACAAAAATATCTTTATCGGATCCAACAAGGCCTTACAAAATTGTTAAACGAGATACATTTAAATACCCAAAAGATCACCCACTAAAAGGAAAAGAAATAAAAAGTTCATATCATAGTGAGTCCGGTATGAACCCTGAAAAGGGAACAAAGAATATTCCTGAAGGAGATCCACGCTTGTATTTTGATGCATATGCTATTAAAGTAGTTCCATTAATGAGAAATACACAAAAAACTTACAAGTCTAAAGGAGGACTTGTGGTGGATATGTTTAAACCAATAGGGTACAATTAATCATGGCAGTAGAAAAAGTAACAGAGGAATTAACAGAGGAAAAGGTTGAACAACCTGAAGGTCTTCCAATTGATGTTCAAGTAGAAGGTGAAGAAGAGGTAGTAGAAGAAAGACCTCAAGATGATTTCAATGCTAACTTAGCAGAGGGCATGGACGAGCGAGAGCTTAAGGACATGGCTATGTCTCTTATTGAAGAATACAAAAAAGATAAAACATCTAGAAAAGAATGGGAAGACGCTTACATAAAAGGTTTAGATTTATTAGGCACTAGATATCAAGAAGTAACAAGACCATTTAAAGGAGCTTCCGGTGTCACACATCCTTTGTTAGCTGAGTCTGTTACACAGTTCCAAGCACAAGCTTATAAAGAATTAGTACCATCTGATGGGCCAGTAAGAACCCAAGTTCTTGGTGTACAAACACCGGCCACCGAATCACAGGCAGAGAGAGTCAAAGACTATATGAATTACCTGCTGATGGAGGAGATGGAAGATTATACAACTGACATGGATCAGATGTTATTTTACTTACCACTATCAGGATCTACATTTAAAAAAATTTACTTTGATGCTTTACAAGATAGACCAGTATCTAAATTTATTCCTGCAGAAGATTTAGTAGTTCCATATTATGCTAGTGATTTGAAAGATTGTGAGAGAATAACTCACGTCATTAAAATGACAAATAATGAAATTACCAAAAAAATGGCTGCGGGTTTTTACAGAGATATAGAACTTATTGATAGTAATTCTGAACCAGACTCAGTACAAAAAAAATTAAATGAACTCGAAGGGATTAAAGGCACTGGATCAGATTATCTACATACTGTTTTAGAAATGCATGTAGATTTAAACTTAGATGATTTCGAAGATTTTGATGACAAAGCAAAAAAAATAAAAATTCCATACATCATAACTATTGATGAAGGTAGTGGAGAAGTTTTATCTATTTACAGAAATTATAAACCTGGTGATATCACTTACCAAAGAACAGAATATTTTGTTCATTACAAATTTTTACCAGGATTAGGTTTCTATGGTTTTGGTTTAACACATATGATTGGTGGATTATCACAAGCTGCAACACAAGCTTTAAGACAATTGATTGATGCAGGTACTTTGAAAAATCTACCAGCAGGTTTTAAGTCTAGAGGTATTAGAGTTAGAGATGATGATCAACCAATTCAACCAGGAGAGTTCAGAGATGTCGATGCACCTGGAGGAAATATAAGAGATCAGTTTTTTAATTTACCTTTTACAGAACCATCACCAACACTTTACAATTTAATGGGCTTTGTTGTGCAAGCAGGACAAAAATTTGCTGCAATAACAGATTCAAATATTGGAAATGATGTTCAAAATAGAGCTGTTGGTACTACAATGGCCCTAATGGAAAGAGGATCACGAGTAATGAGTGGTGTTCACAAGCGTTGTTACTATGCAATGAGGTTAGAATTTAAAATTTTAGCTAGAATTTGTGCAGAATCACTACCACCAGAGTATCCTTATGACGTTTATGGTGGCCCAAGACAAATTAAACAAGCAGATTTTGATGATAGAATAGATATTTTACCTGTTGCAGACCCAAATATTATGTCTATGTCACAAAGAGTGACACTTGCACAAGCACAATTGCAAATTGCACAGTCAAATCCACAAATGCACAACTTACATGAGGCTTACAGACGTGTTTATGAAGCATTAGGTACAAAACAAATAGAAGCAATTCTTAAACCACCACCTAAACAGCCAGAACCTTTAGATCCTGCTAAAGAAAATGCACGTGCATTACAAATGAAACTACTTACAGCTTTTGAATTTCAAGATCATGACGCACATATTGCTGCTCACATGGCATTTATGGCATCAAGAATGGTTCAAATAAATCCTCAAGTGTATGCATTAATGCAATCACATATTTCTGACCACATTTCGTTTAAAGCAAAAGCACAAGTCAAACAAATGTTTATGCAAAATCCTGAAATGGCACAAATGGCCCAACAAGATCCACAACAGTTCGAAATTATGTTTGAAGCTGAGGTTGCAAAAGTTGCAGCACAAATAACTCAAGAGTTAGTTCAATCAGAAATGGCGTCACAAAACAAAGAAGACCCATTAATTAAAATTAAACAACAAGAAATTGATTTAAGAGCAATGGATTTACAAAGAAAAGCAGAAGAAACTAAATTTAGAGCTGATCAAGAAAATCAAAGAGCTTTAGCAAGACTTGAATTTGATTATGATAAACTTGAACAACAAGATGATCAATCTGAAGAGAGAATAAGTGTGGCAAGAGAAAAAATAGATGCAAAAAAAACGTAAAGGACTAAGTGGAGGAGTAAGATCTGGGCCACCGCCTAAGAGAGGACCAAATCCACAGGGAATTACATTTAAACATGCAAAAAAAATCTTACGAAAATCTAAACAAAACAAATAAATTATTATTTTTAGCCGGATTGTTTGATGGTGAAGGTAGTTTTGGTGTTTGGGGTAAAGGTGATGGAAGAAAATCATTTCAATGTTCTGTTGAAATGTGTGATAAAGATTCTGTAGACAAATTTGCTAAATTTTTTGGTGGAAACGTTGTAAAACCAAGATTAAGAAAAGCTCATTGGTCACAAACATACAAATGGAAACTCTCTGGTAGTAGGGCTTTCGAATGTATAAATAAAATGATAGAATATATGTGTCAACGTAGACAGGAGAAATACGAAAATGTGGTTAAGCGCAATTAAATTAGCCGTCTCTGCTGGAAGTAAAATTTATGCTAATAAGCAGAGAACAAAAATGGCAATGTCAGATGCACAACTAATGCATGCTGAAAAGATGGCCCGAGGTGACGAAGCTTACCAGGGTAAATTGCTAGAAGCTCGTCAATCAGACTGGAAGGACGAGGCAGTTTTAATAATTTTAAGTTTGCCCGTGTTGGTGCTCGCTTGGGCAGTGATATCGGACGATCCAACTGCTATGGACAAAGTGAAATTATTCTTCGATATGTTTTCACAGCTCCCGTCATGGTTTACAAATCTCTGGATCTTGGTCGTGGCTTCAATTTATGGTATAAAGGGTACACAAATATTCCGTAATGGAGGAGGCAAAAAATGACAAAACTATGTGCTAGAGGCAAAGCGGCCGCTAAAAGAAAATTTCGAGTATATCCTTCAGCATATGCTAATGCGTACGCTAGTAAAATTTGTGCGGGAAAAATCAAAGATCCATCTGGTGTAAAAAGAAAAGATTTCAAAGGACCAAAACCAGCAGGTGCTCAAGAAGGAGTATTTGTACAAAAACCAAAACAACGTAGAAGAGGAAAAACTCTCGGTCCACGTAGAGAGTCTACTGA